ATATTGAAGGTTTAAACCTTCAATATTTAATTATATACTACATTTTAATACTAATTAGTATATAATTAAATATTGAATATAAAAAGGAATTAGCATGAAAAATATTAATATAGAAGAATTAATTAATAAAACAAAAAAATATAAAATAGAAAAAATAGGTCAAGATATCCCTTATCTAATGATTAAATTTCCATATTTATTAGATTTCAGTGTAGAACTATTAGAAAATGAACTTAGTGATATTAAGTTAGAAACTCCATTAGATAATATATATATGATTTTAGCTACATTAGCTAAAGAATCAATTAGTTATTCTACAGAATCTGAAAATAGTAGCTATTATAACCAAATTCATTTCTTTTCTAAATTAGAAGATTTAATAGTATTAAATCTTGGTTTTAACGAAGTTAGATATTTGCTAGTAAGTAAAAGATATAATAAGGCTAGAAAAATTGAATTAGTAAATAAAAAGTATAAAGGTTTAACTCATTTCTACACTTTACTTAAGAAATTTGATAAAAATATTAATCTATTTACTTTAAATAGAATTCAATATCAAGATAAATGTATTTTTAATTTAAGAGAAGCAAACAAATTGGCTAACTTTTGTAATAGATTAAATACAAATATAGTATATTAATGAAAAGAACAGTAAAATATCGATATATAAAAATTGATTATGATAAACTAAAAACAAATATAGCATATAAAAAGTCTCATATAAATAAGCTAAAGTTTTGGTTTATTTATAATGAATATAATGAAGAACTAGCTTTTCTATGGTTATATAGAAAACACAAAAATCAAATCCATACATATATTAAATATTTTAATATACAGTCTAAGATATTCTATAACCAAGCTAATTCAACTAAATATTTCGATAAATTGTTTTATTCTAAAAATTGTTTAGAATGTAATAAAGAAATAATATGTAAAAATCACAAGTATTGTAGTAATAAATGTTCAGTCAGAGCTATATCAAAATTAGCTAGTTATAAACAAAAAGTAAGTGAAGGGTTAATAAGACATCACAAAAATATGTTAGGGAAAGATAGACTAAGCTTAAATAAAAGAATTAGTCAAGGAAATAAAACATTTTATATGAATGAAACAGTAGAAGAAAAGGAAAAAAGAATAGCTAATATAGATAGCTATAAATCATTAGGATGGAACAATCAGTTAGACTATTGTGAATTCCATAAATTAAAAGTCTTATTTACTGAAGAAGAGTATGTAAAGGGAGGATTAATTAAATATGAATGTAAAAACTGTCTTAATATAATTTCTATAATAAAAAGTACAGCTACACCTAGGCCTTTATGTGAAAAATGTTATCCTATCATTAAAAGAAAAGCTAAAACACAATACTCAATATATCAATATATATTAGATAATTCTACAGCCATAGATATTAGATATAATGATAAGAGTTTCATATCTACTAGTAAAGCAAAAATCGAATTAGATATATTATTAGTAGATAAAAAGTTCGCTATAGAATTCGATGGTATATTAAATCATTCTTATGGGTATCATAAAAGTGTAGTTCACTTTAACAATATAGTAGAAGAAAAGAAATATCATGTAAATAAAACAAAATTATGTGAAGAAAAAGGAATTCAATTATTTCATATATTCGAGAATGAATGGACCCATGATAAAATAAAAAAAGAAATATGGAAATCTGTTATAAACAATAAGTTAAATAACAATAGAAAAATATATGCTAGAAAGACCATTATTAAAGAAGTAAGCTCTAAAGAAAGTAAAAGTTTTTTAATAAATAACCATTTACAAGGTAATGTCAATAGTAGTATAAGATTAGGATTATATTATAATAATGAATTAGTATCATTAATGACATTCGCTAAGAGTAAATACGATAGAAATATTGAATATGAATTAATTAGGTTTTGTAGTTTAATTAACACATCTGTAATAGGTGGAGCAAGTAAGCTATTAAAACATTTCGAGAAGAAATATAACCCTAGAAGTATAATAAGTTATGCTAATAGAAGATGGAGTAAAGGAGATCTGTATTATAAACTTGGATTTAATTTTAAGAGAGTATCTCCTCCTAATTATTTCTATTTCACTATTAATAATTATAATTTTGAAAGTAGACTTAAATATCAGAAAAAGAAATTACATAGTTTATTAGATAACTTTAATCCAGTATTAACTGAAAGTGAAAATATGTATAATAATGGGTTTAGGAAAATCTTCGATTGTGGGAATTTAGTTTTTATAAAGAAGTATGATTAGACATCATACTTCTTTAGTTTAAATGCTTATTTTAAGAACGAATCTTCAAAATTAACATTAAATGTTCTAGCGAAAATACCACCACCATCTTGATTAAGAGGATTTTCAATTAGTCCATAACGAGTATTTAAAATTATTCCAGGTTGTCCAGAATCTGGGTGTACAACACGAATATAACTTAAAGGAATATAAGGAGCGTAATAACCGATAGCATCAGTTCTACTAGAACCTTTATAAAGAACAGTAACATAATCTCTATCAGTAAAGTTATCTTGAATAACTTTCATACCATTGAAAGTACCAATAACAGAAACACCAACACCAACACCTAAATTAACCTCACTTTGTTTATTAAGTGAAATATAACCTTTAGCACCTTCTAAAACAGTAGCAACTCTAGGAGAAACAAGTAAAATATTACCGGCACCACGTCTAGTCATTCTAGCAATTTCTCTACTTTCTTGAGCAATTTTAAGAGTTAAGTGAGCCATATTTTCTAATTCAAATCTATTAGAACCAGAACCATCAACACCACCAATTTTAAAGTCAGAAGCAGGAGCTGCCCATGAGTTAACAGAATCTACAATTTCTCTATCAAGTTCATTAAGAACCTCAACGCTCATCATGTTCATAAGTTCTTCATCAGCCAATTTACCGTACATAGCTTTTAAATCTTGGTACATTTCAACTGTATAAGAAGCTTTTAGTTTTCTAGATTCGGCTTTAATTTGTACAGATGATACATCGAAACCAATTTCAGCCATATCGTAACCTAAAAGTTCAGCTTCAGTAGTTGGTAATGAACCAGTATAACCTTTTAATATTTTTCTAAATGATAATTCATTTGAATAAGTATTAACAATAGTACCAATAGTTACATCTGCAGAATCTTTAACTTCTAAACTAGCTGAACCAATAGATTTATCTACAAGTAATAGTGATTGTTCTACATAAATAACAGTCGCTGTTGCAGATCCAACTTTAATAGAATCACCTTTAACGGGAAGAGTTCCTGTTACATCAACTTCGATTACCTGTCCATTTTTAACTGGTGATATTCTACCATTATATCTATCATCTTTATTCTCACCCATACCGATATATCTGAATTTAAGTGTTTGGATTAAAGCAACTGGACCATTTAATGGTTGAATACCAACTAATTCATTAGCTATTAATGTAGGCATTATTCTTCTAGCCAATGGCATGAATAATGGATTAAATTCTGCTACATCTGTAGAAGTGGTTCCTTCAGACATTAATCTACTTTCTTCTTTAGCTTGGTTATTTAGTAACAAAGCTATTTGACCTCTTTCTGATTCTTTGATTAAAGGCATTTTGCTTGAATCTAAAATCTCTTTATATTTTTCTGTTAATAACATTTATTAATCTCCTTATTTTTTATTAAATTAAATGACTAGCTGGCGATACATAAATATCGTTACCCGTACTAGAGTCAATAACTTTTTTACTTTCTTTAATAGTTACATCTTTCTTAGATCTTACTATATCCGCTGTTTCAAATATTTTTGTTGAATAATCTTCCATATCACCATCCAAAGTAATGTTTTCAGATATCTTTAAAAATGTTTCTTTCTCTAAAAGAGTCATTCCTTGAGAGGCTTCATTAACTAAACCAGTTTTTAATAATAGATTAACTTTTCCATTTAATTCAATATTTTCTTCCATTAGTCTATCAGCCATATCTTTATAAGTTTCTTCTCTAGATTCATTGATTTCTTCATTAGCTTCTTGAATTTGTAATAGTTCTACACCTGATGCTATTGTAGTAGCATTAAATGCTTCTAGTAATGAATTTAATTTAGCTTGATCTACTTCTTGATCAATAGCTATTCTATTTTCATTTACATATTCTTCTACTGCTTTACCTAGATAAACATCTAAAGTTTCTATTATCTCTGCTTGTCTTGAATCTAACTCTGACATCATTTGTTTTTCATATTCGTTAGATTTAGATTCAAGTAATTTATTAGCTTCTACTGTTAGAGCTAAATTAAAACTTTCTAATAAGTCTTTCTTAACAGTTTCATCTAATTCTAATTTATTTAAAATTTCTTCCATTGTTAAATCTCCTTTCTTTACTTTTATTTATATTTATATTTTAGTTTATCTGATAAATCTTTAAATATATTTGATTTATTTTCCTTTATAATATTTATATTATTATTTATATAATTAGTTAATGACTCTACTATTTTCTTCTCATTAAATTCTATTTTAGCTCTACATTCATTTTTTATTGTTTCTATATCTTCTTCTTTACTTTCTTTAATTATATTATTTATATAATTACTTAATGACTCTACTATTTTCTTCTCATTAAATTCAATCTTTTTTTCTAATTCTTCTATTTTAGCTTTACATTCATTTTTTATTGTTTCTATATCTTCTTCTTTACTTTCTTTGATTATATTACAACTATCTCCTATACATCCATTCTTATCTAATGTATAAACTTTATCTTTAACTATACCATTTAAGAATTTAACTCCTTTTACATTTTCTGTTATATATCCATCTAACATAGCATTATAATCTGATGGTAAATCAACTATATCATAAGTAATTAACTTAAATGTTTCTACTATTCCAGTTTTTTCATTTAATGTTCCTACTCCTCTTGATGATACTCCTATTTGAATACCTTCTCTTATTAAACTTTTTAACTTGTTTGTTTTATCTGTATTATCATTTAATATTTTAGCTTTTCCCCAAACATTACCATCTTCTCTTATTTCTAATTCAACTATTCTTACTACTGCTTCTAAAGGATCTACATACGTTCTCTCTGGATGCTCCTTCTCCCCTAATGAGTTTAATGTTTTTTCATTTATTTCATTCTGATACTTATTAACATTATCTACCCATATTTCTTTAGAATAGGTTCTACCATTTCTATTTTTTACTCCTGGTGTTGAGAATATACCATGCACATAATAGTTTCTTTCCATTTGACCTATAGACTCATTCATGCTTTCTTCTATAGATGTATCTAATATAGTAGGTAATTCTGTAATTAATACAGCGTTTTTTATCATACTAACTCCTTTTATTTGTATTTATATATATTTTTTAACTTATAATAAGGAACTTTATGTTATAATTTTGTATTACAAATAATAAGAAGCTTGTTTTGAATATATATTAAATTAAAACCATTTTTAGATGCTTGTCTAGAGGTAAACTATAGCCGAACTTAACTATGGTTATATAGCTATTAGACACTACTGACATGATGTTAATCTTAGTAACTATTTTACATCTAGAATTCTGATTATCTAGTTATAAATAATGAGTTTATTTACTTAAGAACTAATCTAATGTAAGAAGAAAAAGTAGTAAGGTTATCTAAGTACCTAATTTCAATAAAACCTACTAATGGAGATATTGAAGACTTAGTATATCGTATTAATAAAGTTTAGCTAACCCTTCTGCTAATAACAAGTCGTTGACATTAATAGATTTATTAGCTGAGATGATATATAGCTCAGCTATATATCTACCATATTTTCCTTTTCTATCTTTAATAGTTTTAATAACTATATTATCTTTATGTTTAATTAATAATACACGAAGATAATCCCTGCTAATCAATCCAGCCTCTCTTTCTACTCCTCTTATTTCTGGAGTATCTATTCTAGCTAATCTAAACTTTTCTTTCTTATATATACCAAAACCTAAGTCTACTGTTACTCTAATTGTATCACCATCATAAATGTCTTTTATTAGGATATCTTTTACTTTATATTCATACATATTAAACCTTTATTTATATTTATATTAAGTGTTCTTTTAGTATATAAACTATATAATATAATATATAAACAAAAGGATAAGACATGAAAAAGACTTTAATTATTATAGAATCAGAAAAAATTACAATTAACAAAAATAAAGAAACCACTTTTATTACCTATCAAGTTGATAATAAAGATATTCTTTCCTTAGAAGTAGGTGAGTTCTTAAGTGAAGATGAAATAAAAGAATTAGCTTTATTTGTTCTTAATTCCTCTATAGACAATAAAGTAAGTCGTTTCATAAATTTATTAATAATTAAAATCGATACTAATAAATCTATAACTAAACATAAAGATCTAAAAACATTAAGTGACGAGGATTTTAACCTATTATTACTCAAATATAAAAATTAATTTCCCCTAAAATTAATGTAAAAATCTTCTTTCTTTAATTTATTCACTTCTTTAAACTTTTTTAATTCATTAGATAATAATTTATATAAAAGTTTACTATTTACATTAAACTCTGCTATTTTTATATTATCTAATATAAACCTAATTCTAGTTCCTTTAATATTAAATTTAGAAAATATAATTAGTAATATAGACCCTTCTTGATCTATTTTCCATTTATAATGATTTCTATTTTTAATGGCTTTTAATAAATTATATGACTCATAAAAAGGATCATAAACATAAGAAGCATAAGCGTATATCTTCTTTCTATGATTATTAAAACAAATTGTAGTCCATCCATATTTAGGAGGTGAAATATTTATATCTAACATATAATAACCTTTATTTAATTATTTTTTAATTATTATTATAGTATAATAATAATTAAAAAGGTTATTATATGTTAATAAAAGATGTTTTAGGTAGTGAATTAAAAGTAGGAGATATGGTGATTATATGTCCTAGAAATAATATGAATTTAGGTATTGTTAAGACAATAAATCCAAAAAGTGTTAAAATCAGCACAATTAATATTTCCTATTATATAAGAGAATCAGATACTATGAAAAAATATAGAGAGTTAGTTAAATTAGATCGAGAGGCTGCTAGTAAATTATCGTATTCAAAGCTAGTAATCCAAGCTAGAGAAGAAATCAATTGGACTGAATTAGAAGGAAATCTTAATATAGGTTATATTAATGAAAAAGAGAACGTTCGTAAATTATTAAACCATACAGTATACTCAGCTTATATAATTAAAGTAGATAATTTAAATAGAGGGAGTCTAGAGAACTATATGAACTTAGGATTAATATTGAAATGAAAAATAAGATAATAGTAATATGTGGCTTTTCAGGTTCAGGTAAAGATAGTATAGTTAATATTCTATCTAGCAAGTATATCAAAGTCATATCAAATACAACTCGACCTATAAGGGTTAATGAAAAAGAAGGAGTAGATTATTTCTTTAAAAAGAATAAATCAGAATTCTTTAAAGAAGAATACATTGAATATAGAGAATATAATACTATTGTTAATCAAAAAGAAACATTATGGTATTATGGTATCCCTAAAAAAGCTATTAAAGATGATAGTAGCTATATAATAGTTGTAGAAATAGAAGGCCTTAAGAGTCTTAAAAAAGTATACGGTGATAGAATAACATCATTTTTTATTCAAGTTGATAGTAATGTTAGAAAAGAAAGAGTTAAAGTTAGAGGTGATTTTGATGAATTGGAATGGAATAGAAGATTAAAAAACGATAATCTAAGATTTCCCCCTAATATAATAAATAAATATTGTGATTATGTAATAGAGAATAAAATACTATTAGATTGTATTCATAATATAGAAAATAAATTAAGTTAATTTCTAGTATAATAAATAAAAAAGGAAATATATGAATATAAATATTATTCGAACATTAAGAAATTCAGCTTACCTTCTATTACAAGATTTAATAGAAGAAGAAGAAGATTTTAAGATTATTCTATGGCAATCTGATACATGGAGTAAGAAATTACCAGAGAGTATTTTATTAGAATTTCCATCGAAGATTCTCTTAAGATTCGATAAATCTAATAAAGATAATAATTATAGAGACGAAGACGGAATCGTTTTCTTAACATATATATTCGAGGATAAAGAATATATAAAAGAAGTATTCTTAGATGATATATTTGCTATAACTTCACTAGATTCTCAACCATATATATTATGTGATTTCCCTAGAGATTTGGAAATAGGGAAAACAAAAAATGAAGTTTTAGATATGATAGTTAAAGAAGGTATTACTGAGGAAGAAGCATTATCATCATATAATGTTTTTAATAACTAAAGGAATAAAAAGATGATAGAAAATAAAAGTACTAAACGAGTAGAAACTAATATCTCAGATATTGGAGATGTAGCATTTACTATTAATAATACTGCGAAAATGTTTAGGTTGTTATCTGATAAATTATACTCTAATAAAATTAAAGCTGTTATTAGAGAATTATCTACTAATGCATTAGATGCTAATATTGATAATAATAATATAAAAGAACCCATATTTGTACATCTTCCTAATAATGTAGAACCTTGGTTTCAAATTAAAGATAGTGGAAAAGGATTAACTAAAGAGGAGATGCAAACTATCTTTACTCAATACGGAACCTCTACCAAAACTAACTCTAATAAAATGGTAGGAGCATTAGGTTTAGGGAGTAAATCACCGTTTGCTTATGTAGATTCATTTTCTGTTATCTCAAGAACTAATGATAATATAATGAGAAGTTATGTTTGTTATTTAAATGAACATGGTGAACCTAAATTATCTTTTGTAGGAGAAGCTCCATTTTTTAATAAATCTACTGGGTTAGAAATTAAATTCCCCGTAGATAGAAAAAACTTCATTGAGTTTAAAAATGAGGCTGAATTCATCTATAGACCATTTTTAAATAAACCTAAGGTTGTAGGTAATTCAAGTTATAATGAACTAATTTATGAAAATGTAATTTTATGCACAGAAAATTGGAAATTAATCAAAACAGGATATAAATTTGATACTATTCAATTAGCTGTTATGGGAGGTATAGAATATCCTATAAGAAAAGATAAAATTATAGATAAAGTAGATATAAAAGTTAGACATTTATTAGATTCGAACTTAATATTAAATTTTAAGTTAGGAGATATTCAATTCACCCCTTCTAGAGAAGAATTAGAGTATACTGATATAACTGTTAACCAAATAAATAGTTTACTATTAACTATTTATTCAAAATTAGAAGAAGAATACCAAAGTAAGGTAGCTAATTCTAAGACATTATTTAAAGCATTACAATTTAATAATGAATTTCAAAACCATAATATTATAGGACAGAAATTTAACAGTAGCTGGAAAGGAATTAAGCTTAATAAGTTCATTGAATTAAATTTATTTGGATATAATTCAATTATTA